GGAGCACAATTAAGAAAAGACTTTCTTGAAGCCGTTACTATAGGTGGCGCAGCCCTGCTTCTTGTTATTACTCTTGCAGCAATAGGTTACTTAATTGGATCAGCACAAGGTAAATGGTAAATGATGGTACATGCTTTTATGCTTGTTGTAGTACTGGGCACTGGTGAATTTAGAAAGGTTCAACCTAGTCCTATGTATTTTTATTCTATTGACAGATGTCAGTATTTTGCAAAAGCTGTACCTAGGCAATATGGTAACTATAGCTACACAAGTAGAGTAGATCCAAAGGATAGAATTACTGCTTACTGTAAGCCAGTTTATATAAAAGACAACGATGGGATATATAAATAATGTTTATAATAATGCTTATATTATCCCTTGCACTCATTACATGGCTGCTTATTTGGTTAGCACTGATTGAAGATAAAATAGAAGAAAGATCTAGTTTAGAAGCTGATAATGCTACATACGAATTAGATCTAAAAATTAATGAATTAAAAGGACGATATAAATGGCTGAAATCGAATATGGTGGAATAAAAGTTGGTGGATCTAAACTACTTCTAGTGTTACCCTTGATTGGTACATTGGGTGGTGGTCTCTGGGGAGGCTTTGAATTTTACAAAGATTATATGGATATGAAAGAACAGATCCAAAACTATGTAGCACCTGACCTATCAGAGTTTGATAAAAATCTTGCAGTAATTAGTGAAGAGATGAAAGTAACTAGAGAAGAAGTTATTATTATTCGTGATGCTATTGGTGAGCAAGTAGACTTTATGAGAGATACAAAGCACGATCTAAGAGAAGATCTGGTTCGTATGGAAAAGATCTTAGACAAGGTTGAGAATGATATTGACAAAGTCGAAGATGAAGCACAAGAGCTAATGGATAGATCTAAAACTGATACTCGCAATATGATTGACGACGCAAATAATCGTTTCAATGATAAAGTAACTGGTATGGAAGGTTACGTTAAAAGAGAAGTTCAAAATCTAGAAGATCGTATGAATAGCAAACTAACAAAAGCATTAGATAATCCATTAGCAAATAGGTAACAACCAACGGGAGGAGATACGTAAATGCCCCCTAGAAATAATAAGACTTGGAATAAAACGCCTAACGTAGAATATATTAGTAGTGAATGCTATAACAATCAAAAAATATTTGAAGCTGAACAACGTGAAATCTTTTCTAAAGTTTGGGTTCCTATGTGTCACATCTCTGAAATGTATAATAAATTTCAGTTTAGAACAACACAAATTGCAGGCCAAAATGTTATTGCGTGGAATACTGGAGATAGAGTTAAAACATACTTGAATAACGGTCCACAGCAACCTTCTGGTAAAGTATGGAATGATGATACTTTTGGTAAAGAGTTACACTGTGAAGTAAAACATGGTGGAATGGTATGGGTAACATTAGATCCTAATCCAACTATGTCAGTTGAGGAATGGACTTGTGGAGCTTTTGATTGTATTGCAGATGCTATTGATACAGAAGAAATGGAAGTGTTCCATTATCATAAAGCTATTATAGACACCAACTACAAGCTTTGGCATGATACTAATAGCGAATTCTATCATGACTTTATGCATTACTTTAATAGAGTAAGTGGATTCAACGATGAATACTTTGCTAGAAAGAATATTCCTTTTGATAATGGTCATGTTAACGTGTCTAGCTTTACTGTTAACTATACTGAGTATGACGGCTTTGAGGATAGAGGGGAGTTATCTTTTCCCAATTTGCCGCCCAACCAGTGGTACATGGTTGACCTCTTCCCAGGTTTCAATTTCAACTTACGGGGTTCCGCATATCGTTCAGACTCAGTAACTCCTCTTGGGCCTAATAAAGTTCTTATTGAATTTAGAGGTTATGGTCTACGTAAAGATACTAAAGAAGAAAGACTGACTCGTATTAAACATCATAATTCTATCTGGGGACCATTTGGTCGTAACCTACATGAAGATTTAATTGGTGTTGCAGGGCAAGGTACTACAATGAGAGAAGGTACTGAAACTAGACGTATTCTACATGGCAGACATGAAAATGGCACAATCCACGATGAAGTAGGAATGCGCCATTATTATAAAGCTTGGGGAGATATGTTAGGAGTAAATCCTGAACAACCTCTAGCTGCTTAGATTAAAGCAATTGCTTCTTCAGTAGTTTCTTCTACTCTACGAGTCCAGCCTCTACCAAATGTTTCAAAGGTACTGAGTTGTTCGTAGTAATCTTGACGACTCGCTTGATAGTTTTCAATAGCAGATTGTAGACCCACTTCTTCTACATAGTTACCTACTGCTCTTAAAGTGTTGGGTCCAATTCCGCCATCTACTGTAGTACCAATCATAGATTGTAGATACTTAGCAGCACGGCCAGGACCTGCATTTACTGCAAAATCAAATACGCATAAGTCTAGACCACTAGGTAGATCATCACACTTTGTGCGTCCCCAGTAGTTTTTCTCATAGATTGGAGCAACGTCTTCTACCGTTAAATCTACCATATCTTTTGTACCACCCCACTCTTCGTAAACGCGTTTGGTTACTCCTAGGTTGGTTTCCCCTCCTGGATCTTTAGGGTGATTAACATATCCACCTTCGTGGTGGAGAATTAGTTCTAGACACTTATCGTAATTTTCTACTGCCATTTTTATGTTTCCTGCTTTTTACTTGGTAATTTGTTAATTTGATAACCCTCACCGCTTCCCAATACGCATGCTTGTTCTGGGTCATTGATTTCAATTAATGTCCAACTTCCTGTTTCTGAGTTAACTGCAAATATAATTTGAACATTTTTAGTACTACCTGAAGGCATTGTAGCTAATCCATTACCAGTAAGTAATGGTGTTTCTCCATAGCCTTTTACTAGCTCAATTAAACCGTCTGGTGGACCGCACTGAATTGGTTTACGAGTCCAATAGACTTTAGGTGACTCTTCTTCTATTTTTTCAGACTGATCTGTCTGATTATCTGCAAAAGCCAACATCCCGCCAAAGGCGAGTGCCGGTACCATTGCAAGTACTGTTAATAGCTTTTTCATTATTTTAACCTTTGCTTTGCTGACCCCTAGGGCTACCCCAAGCGTCCCAAGCACGGACTTTAATATAAGGTTTATTTGTTTCTTTTTTATTTGGATTAGCTATTGTAAGAACTACATTCTTTCCTAGCTTCCATGCGTCTAACTGTGCTTGAATTTTACGAAAAGGCTGATCAATTTCTTTTTGAAGTCGAACTGCCTTTAATACAGAACGTGCTACTGAGCTACGTTCACCTTTAGACGTTTGTGACGTCCTTGATCTTTTTTTACCCATTATAAATCCCTTGTATATGATCTTCGAATTGCTCTACTTTTTCAAGTCTTTTAGGCCAATAGATATAGTCTTTATCTGGATTAGCTTTAAGGTTATTCAATAGAGGCTGAACAGCATTGTACAACTTATCTAGTTTTTCTTGAGTTGTAGTTGCCTTTTGCTCAGCATCATTAGCCAGTGCAGCTGTCTGCTGCACCGACTTAAGTTCTTCTTCGTTTACGGCTGTAAAGCCAAAATCAAAAATATCTGTACTCATACGTTTATTTATACATTCCAGTATGCTGAGTGATCATCATAAATGTAAACGTCAAACTCTCCTGCGTTTTTAAGACCACCGACAATATTGCCACCCCAGTTATACTGGACTGGTCCTTTACTACCAGCAGTTTTCATTTTAACAATAGCCTTACGACCCTTAGCACATACACGTTTTTTCCTAAGCATGCTTGTGTGGTTATAACGACCAAAAGCATCTGTCTTATTTAAGAGAGAAATGGACTTTCTAAGTTCAGCTAGTTTATCCATATCACCTTTATCAGATGTAACAAAGGTTCCTACATAAGATGAAGTTCTATTTTCTTTAATATACATTTGTAATCTCCTCAAAAAGGTATTCAACAACATCATCTTTATCACACTGGAAGCGAATACCGATACCGCCAGCTTGTTCCCAACGTTTAATGTTATCAATTTTGTCATCAATTAGGATATTTGGTAGTCCTGTTAGACGATTGATAGCATATTTATGTTTGTTTGAAGTAAAGATACAGTTTTCAACTTCAGGCATAAACCCTTTATCTTCAAGCCATCTACGTTTCCAGTAAGCTGAGTTGTTATGATCTCCTCTTAGTGGAGAAGAACAGATACCCCAGTTACCTTCTGTAATTCCTTTAACAAAGTTTACAATATTTCGAGACTCATTACCAAAGGTAGGGATATGGTAGAAGAAGTCTGTACCGACTA